GCATCAAGAGATAAAATCTTGAACTACTTTATAACAAGAAAACTTAAAACTTTAATTGAGGTTATTGATGAATTCTAATCTCAAAAGAACTGTTAAGGAGAAATAACAATGGCTATAATAAGAAGAAATCCAGACGGATCAGTACAAAGTGATAGTAGAGGTCAAGGACCTACACAATCACACCCAGCATTAATGACTAGAAGTGGTATCAATGCATTAGCAGAATCAGGCAGAGCTTTGCCTTTGTTAATGGATGAGATTGCTTCAAAGATTAATAATGCAAAAGATAAAACAAGAAAACTAAAAGTACTTAAAGAAAACGATTCAGTCGCTTTAAGACAAGTACTAAAAGGTGCATTTGATCCTAATATCGAATGGTTAATACCTGAAGGTGATGTTCCCTACACACCTAATGACGCCCCTCTAGGAACAGAGCATAATATTCTTTCTCAAGAAGCAAAGAGATTATATCTGTTTACAAAAGGTGGTGATAATACCTTATCATCTTTGAAAAGAGAAACAATTTTCGTTCAAATGCTAGAAGGACTATCTGCTGGCGAAGCAGATTTTTTGATTAATGTTGTTAATAAGAGAATTAACAATAAGTACAAAGGATTCACAGCGAATCTAGTCAAAGAAGCATTCGGATGGGATGATAACTTTATGAAAGTTGAAGGATAATTCACGCTATCATTAAGAAAGACCCCTATTTTACTAGGGGTTTTTCTGCTTGACTATCCGAAGTAAATAGTGTATAATTAAGTATGAAATTAAATCATCACGAAAAGAAGATCATTAATGGTATTCTAGACAGCAGAAAGGCGAGATATGAAACGCCTAGACGCAAGATAGATGGACCATATAAAGAATGTAAATATTATGAGGCAGCTATTTCTTTAATGGTAAAAGGAATAGTTTATGCTGAATCGACAAACGAATTACTAGTAGAAGGACCTGCATTACCTGATCCAGAATATAGATGGTTTGTATGTAGACCTTGGAAAACAAAAAGAGAGTTGAGGAAAAACATATGAAATACTACATGAAAAAATATTCATCATTACTTAAATACTACATAAAAGAAAATAGTGAAGAAGTTAAATCAGGTCTTATTGCTTTTCTGATTACTTTCATTACATTTATGTTTTTAAATATCAGTTTTAAACCAGAACCACTAGATGTAATAATCTGTGAAGATGGTGAATGTTCGTCAATAAAAGCAGAAAAGATTATCATTCAAAATACAAAAGAAGTAGATGATGAATTTATTGATAGTGTAAAGAAAGTTTTAGATGAACCACTTATAGAATCTAGTACACACAAAACATTTTTAGATTCAATGGATAAATGTATTGACTATGTCTATCTAAGTGTATCACCTGAACATCAACTGCCTAAGAAACTTGTACTTGCTCAAGCAATACTAGAGTCTGCTTGGGGTAAATCTAGATTTGCGAATGAAGGTAATAATCTATTTGGTATAAGAACATTTGATAAAAGTACAGACTATTTACTACCTATCACTTGGGATCCAAACAAATGGCCAGGGTGGGGTGTAAAAGTTTATGAGAGTAAATGTGCTAGTGTTAGAGATTATGTTCGTATCATCAATGAAGTATGGGCATATGAAGAACTTAGAGAAGCAAGAAAAAGTAATCCAAATATTACAGCAATAGAACTTGCAAGTTATCTTGATAAGTTTTCAACTAATCCTAATTACGAAAATCTAGTGGTGAGAATAATCGAAACAAAATTATAGAATGAATATATTTTATCTACACGAAGAACCAAAGACCTGTGCTGAACAGCACTTAGACAAACATGTGGTTAAAATGCTTATCGAGTATGCTCAACTAATGTCAACTGCTCATAGAATGCTTGATGGTCAAGAGTATGTTGCTAAATCAAAGACAGGTAGAAAAGTAACTAGATACAGATTAGATAATCCTAATGAAGAAGCAACTGTCTATAAAGCTTGTCATCTAAATCACCCAAGTGCTGTATGGGTTCGTGCTAGTGCTTACAATTACTACTGGTTGTATCGAATGTGGTCTCATCTACACGAAGAATTTCAAATCAGATATGGTAAAGATCATAAATCATATGTTGTACTCAAAGAACTATTGAGAAACCCACCTAAAAATATACCCCTAAATATTCCTTTTAATCAACCAACACAAGCAATGCCAGATGATGTAAAGCACGAAGATAGTATTACTGCTTATCGAGACTATTATATCAAATACAAGAACAGTTTTGCTACATGGAAAACAAGTGTACCTGAATGGTATAGTGAGGGAATAAATGCCAACATATAATTTTAGAAACAAAAAGACAAATGAAGAATGGCAAGATTTAATGACGATTGCTGAGATGGAAAAGTTTGTCAAGAAAAAACACATTGAATTATTACCACCGACTCAAATGAATATTGTATCAGGTGTAGGATCTATGGATAGTAAGACTGACTCTGGATGGAAAGAAGTTATGTCTAAGATTTCTGAAGCACATCCTGTCAGTCACCTTGCTGATAGATATGGTAAGAAGTCAGTAAAAGACACACAGGTAGATAAGGTAATAAAAAAACACAGAGACCGTAAAGTAAAAGGCGGTGGGGCGTAAGTATTATAAATAATAGTACTAATGCTATCGAGTATATCTCAACATACTCATTCTAGATAAAAAGAGTCAGATGTTGTGAGGTCAATCCGATAAGGCGTTATAGATGAGCGCTCATCAAACAGGAATATATATGGCAGACTTTGACTTTTTAGATGGTTTTGACACAGGTGGTGATTGGGGATTTTCTTCAGTTGCTGAGAAACCATCAGGAAAAACACAATCAGACTCAGAAACAACTAAAGCAGTTGTTAAACAAACAGCTGATGGTGTCGGGAAAGCTGTATCTAAAGAGGTTCTTTCTACAATCGAAGGTAAACTTGATCGAATCTATTCAGCAATAAATTCAACTAAATCTGAAATCAAAGAAAAGAATGAAACAGAATTAGAGATTGCTAAAAAGCAAATGGATGATGAGTACGATTTAAGAAAAGATAATCTTGGTAAAGATCAAAAAGAAAAATATGCTAAGTTAGAAAAATTAATAATCCCCTTATTGATTAAGTTAGCAAAATCACCAGAAGATTACATCTATTGGCCAAATAGAGAAAGTGTAATCGAAACACAACTAAAAAAAATAGTAGAGATAACGAGAGGTTAATATGAAAGTATCTGAAAATACTTCTATTAGTATGCCCGCTAGAAATTTAATCTCTATTATAACAACTGTTATCGTAGGTGCATGGTTTGCTTTTGGCGTTATTGAAAGATTGAACTCCATAGAAACACAACTACAGTTAATTGAAAAAGATATACAAGCAGCAAACGAGTTTATAGAAGGTGTGCCAAAAGGCGACATGGTTTCTCCACAGATACAAGAACTCTATATGTTAGTAGAGTATCTATCAGGTAGTGTAGAGAAAATACAAGTGAAGATTGAAGAAGAAATACCTAACATTAAAAAGAATGCTATGACCATACAATTTCATGAGGATAGAATAATAGATGTAGAGGAGAAAGCTAATGGGAGTAATTGAAGTAGTAGTCGTATTAAGTCTTTGGACTTTTCAAGGTGATGTTCGGAAAGTTGAAGGTTGGTACCATCAGGATAATTTAAGTACTTGTTTGGCGTCAAAAAGATATGCTGAAAAAAATGCAGGCAAAACAAACAAATACACTTGCTCAGTTGAAGAATGTTTAATGAAAACAGACTCTACTGGTGCTAAACATTGTGACAAGATCATTAACTAATAAACAAAACAGTAAGGAAATAATATGCAATTAAGTGATAACTTCAGTTTAAACGAATTTACAAAATCAGATACAGCAGTTAGAAAAGGTATTGACAATACACCTAATGATGTTCATTTAGAAAACATGAAAGCACTATGCGAAAATGTTTTACAAAAAGTAAGAAGTCATTTTGGCAAGTCTGTTAGAATCACAAGTGGTTATAGATCACCTGAACTATGTGAAGCAATTGGTTCAAGTTCTAAATCTCAACACGCTAAAGGTCAGGCTGCTGATTTTGAAATAACAGGTATCGATAATAAAGAACTGGCAAAATGGATTAGAGATAATGTAGAATTTGACCAGTTGATATTAGAGTTTTATACCGAAGGTGATCCGAATAGTGGTTGGGTTCATTGCTCTTATAGTGATGATAATAGAAAACAAGTGTTATCTGCCAGTAAAACCGATCAAGGCACTCATTATTCACACTCTGAATTAAAATAACTGCTTGACTTTTTAGTCATTTACTGTTATAATAGCAGTTATGAATCAGTTAAATAAATTTATGAAAGACAACTATAGTCTAAAGTCTTTCAAGCACAACGCCCCATCTTGGGCTGGCCCAGACTTACCCACACAATCAATCAAAGGTAAACGATACTATGTAACCCCTAAGGGTGAGAAGTATCCTTCTATTACTACTGTCTTATCAGATAGAGGTAAAGAGGGTATTCGTAGATGGCGTGCCCATGTAGGTAATGATGTTGCAAATCAGATAATGAGATCGGCTGCAAGACGAGGTACTGCTGTGCATACATTGATAGAGAACTATCTTAACAATGAAGAACTGACAAAACAAGAAGTGTTACCTCTTGCATTGTTTACGATAATGAAAGATCAACTCGATCATGTTGATAACATAGTATTACAAGAAGCAGCATTGTATAGTGATAAGTATCAGATTGCAGGTAGAGTTGATTGTATCGCTGAATATGATGGTAAGTTATCTGTCATTGATTTTAAAACATCCACAAAAGAGAAGAAAGAAGAATGGTGTGAGAACTATTTTATTCAATGTTCTGCCTATTGTGAAATGTATGAAGAAAGATTTGGTCAACCCATCGAGCAAGTCGTGATTCTTATGGTTACAGAAGATGGTGCTGTTCAAACATTTGTGAAAGATAAGAAAGCTTATCTACCCTTACTCAAAGAGGCAATAGCAGACTTTACAATTTCAAACTTGGGGTAATTCTTTTTTGACTTCTGGTCTATATCTCATGGGCGTTATAGACTTATTGTCCCATAGATAAGGTTGACACTCGATTCTAAAAGCAACATAATCATCTTTATTTAAACTAGGTGGAAAGTTGTCATCTTCTCCTAAGTAATGCTCTTTTAGAGAGTCAATAACTTCATCACCATCTTTAGATATATGACTATCACATAATTCCTCTGATAGAAATGCTATATCTGTATGGTAAGTAAAGTATGCCTGATCTGCACCTTCAAAGGTAAAGATTGCAGTAATTAAAAAGACAATTGAGAACATAAAACTATTTATAAAAAGATGAAAAAAATTAAAAGTAATCCAGTCGCAAGAGCAAATAAGAATAGACCGCAAGTCATTCCTAATAAGAAGATACCTAAGCGTAGTGATTTAAAAGACGATTTAAAGAAAGAACTGCTTGACAAACCAAATAGAAAGTGATATAATAGTATTATGGATAATATAATTACACCGAATAAATTCGCTTTAATAATTGAGAATATTGTTAAAGAGAAAAGAACTTCATATATGGACGCTATAGTATCCTATTGTGATAAGACTGGTCTTGACCCTGCTACAATAAGATCGCTTGTTAATAAAACATTAAAAGAAAAAATCGCATATGAAGCTCAGGGACTGAATATGTTAAAAGAGAAAACGGCGAAACTGCCGATATAAGGAGAACGATATGGGAATTTATAAATTCTTTAATAACATTCTAGAAAAATTGATTGCACCAGGAGAACCAGTGCAATTTCTGACAAAATCAGTACTAGAATTAACTGATCCAATTACTAAAACTGATCTTAAACATAAGACAAAAAAAGAACTAGAGATAATTGGTAGAAATCTAGGTATCGAAGTAGATAGAAGATTGAAAAAAGATAAACTAGTAGCACAAATCAAAAAACGAATCAGGACTGTATAGTAGGTAGAATGAATGGTTTTGAGGTTTATAAAATCTACTTGGCTGTCAAACTTCACTTCACAAGCAAAAACCAATCTTATGACTTTCATAAACACAATGGTAGAACAACGGCAAGGTTGGGTACCTTTACTAAAAGACGGGATAGGTATTTTTTTCACAAACTTTCTAAACTTTATAATGATAGGGATGTTGCTGATTACTTTGTTAGCAATTTTGTTACCAATACTAATTTATGGGTTGGTGACATTATCGGTAGACTTGGTGATGAGAACTTTAAACTATGGCAAAAGAAGATAGAGTCATTAAGTTATTACTATGAACAGGATATAGATTATATTATTGAACAGATGAATACAAAAGATATTACATTTGATAACATATTCATTTCAAAAGGTGGTCAACATCCATACATATTAAAGTACTTTCTTTCTAAAAGAATAAACTTTGAAACATTTATAATACTAGATGATATACTAAACTTTTCTAGGCATTTAAATAAAAGTATAACAGAAAAAGTATTATGGCCAAAACTATATGAAAGAATGATTAGATACAAACCATTTCTAAAATACAATACTACAAAATATAAACAAATACTAAAGAAAAAGATTAAGGATATATAATGAAAAACTATTGGGATATAATTATGAATGATAGGATAAATGCTCTTAGTAGAGCACCTATGCAAGTGAAACTAATGTCTATGCAAATATTAGCATGGATGTGGTCTGCTGTGTTTGGCATTTACATTGTTGAAAATATCTATGCTTTTGGCATATCAGCACTGGCACACGCTTTGTTAGTTGCCGCAATATTTCTAACAGCTTATTATTTTAAAGAAGTACAAAAACAATCAGGTCTTGGTAGATCAATACACGGAGAACACGAATGAGTGAAGATGTAAAAGTACAAGTACATACATTAGGAGAAATAATTATCAAGTTAGAAATGCCTAAAACATTTATTGACGAGATTAATAATGTCTTTGATGAAAAAGAAAAAACAACAATAGATTGGACTACTCAACTTGCAGGTAAAATTAAGAAAGAAAAATTAGTTAATTATTTATTAGATGATAGTATAAAAGGTACTTTTCAAATGTGTTTTCAAGAATATATGAAAAGAGCAGGTTTAGTATTACAACAAACACATCAAGTAGTTTTAGATAACGCTTGGATAAATGATATGTTTGCAGGTGAATATAATCCTGCTCACTTTCATTCAAGTAAAAATAGTTTAGTGGGTCTTTCATCTGTATTATTTTTAAAAACACCTGATACATACGGTGAAGAGATAATCAATCCTCAAACTCCATCAAACGGACATTTAGAATTTATAGGTGGTCAACAGCATTCACTAGCAATATCACAGCTTAGGTTAAGTCCTAAAGTTGGTGATTTCTTTATATTTCCATATACACTGGTGCATACTGTTTATCCGTTTAGTGGCACAGATCAAGTAAGAAGAACATTATCATATAATTGTGATATAGTACCTAAAATACTAGTAAAAGCAAAATAAAGGAGAGGATAAGTAGTATGGAATATATGTCAATGTATTACACTAAAGAGGCAGAATGTCAAGAGAAATCGAATGAAATCTCTAAATTAAAACAAAGAATACACAAATTAGAAGAAAAAGTCGCTATTTTAAACGAAGATAGAAAACGAGAATTATATACTAGTGCTTGACTTTATCATCAAAAGATGTTATAATAATACTATTACTATCGTTATAAATAACTATGTGCGATTTATATAGCACAAAACATATACAAATACAATCATACAAGGAGATACAATATGAATACAAGTATAGCGGCCCTCAAAAGGTCAAAGTCTAATCTAGACACACTCATTGGCGAACTATCAAAAGTTGCCGAACCTACAAAACAAAAGAACTCTTATGCAGATGATCGATTCTGGAAACCTGAACTAGATAAAACTGGTAATGGTTATGCAGTCTTTAGATTCTTACCTGCTGTTAAAGATGAAGATTTACCATGGGCAAGATTGTGGTCACACGCATTCCAAGGGCCTGGTGGTTGGTTAATCGAGAACAGTTTAACTACTCTTAACAAGAAATGTCCTATTAGTGAAGCAAATAGTTTACTATGGAATTCTGGTGTAGAAGCAGATAAAGAAATTGCTCGTAAGAGAAAAAGAAAACTATCATACATTGCTAATATTCAAATCATTAGTGATCCAAAACATCCTGAAAATGAAGGTCAAATCAAACTATTTAAGTTCGGTAAGAAAATCTTTGATAAGATTACTGAAGCGATGAAACCTGAATTCGAAGATGAAACTCCAATCAACCCATTTGATTTTTGGGAAGGTGCAAACTTCAAACTTAAAATCAGAAAAGTTGACGGGTATTGGAATTATGATAAATCTGAATTCGATGGCGCTTCTGCTATTGCAGACAATGACGAAGCAATCGAAACTATATGGGATAAACAATATCCTTTAAAACCATTTCTTGACTCATCAAACTTCAAGTCTTATGATGAATTAAAAGCGAAACTTGATAAAGTTTTAATGGGTTCAAGAAGTACTGGAACTGCTGAAGATGTTGCGATCCCACCTGCAACTCAAACAGCTGCACCAGTTGTACAAGAAACAGTAGATACAACATCCTCTCCAGTTGTTGAAGATGATAGTGATGAAACACTTGATTACTTTAGTAAACTGGCAGAAGAGGACGCTTAATCTCTCCACCTGTTCTGTACATTAGGGGTTGGGTTTCACTCAACCCCTTTTTTCTAATCAATACAGCGAATCAAGTGATTCGTTTTTATAAATAATAGCATTGTTTTTATGAAACAATGAGATATCAAACTTAAATTAAGGAGAACAATATGAGTTCTATTAAAACTATGGTAGGGGCAATCGCTCTTGCTATGGCACTTACTTCTATATCTGTCGCTGAAACTACGGTGACACTACCAGATGTAAATGCCTCAATATATGGTAAGTTAAATTACATGGCTTACTACAACGAAGATACATCGGGCAACGGTGTATGGAAGTCTGGCAATAATGCTTCAAGAATTGGATTAACAATTGAAGAAGCTGGTGATATAAATGCTTTTGGTAAAATCGAAGTTGGCGTAAATGTTGATGACGATTCAAATAACACTTTTACATCTAGACTTGCATACTTAGGAGTTGACGGTGGTGATCTTGGCAAACTTAGTGTAGGTCGTCAAAATTCAGTATTTACTGCTGTGACTGGCGCTACAGATGTTTTCAATGTATATGGTTCTAACGCAGATCAAAACCAAGGTGATAGATTATCTAACACTTTAGTTATATCTAATAGCATTGGACTTGCTAGTATTTCTACTCTTATTCAAATGGATGGAACAGACAATACTAAAGACATTGACAAACATGAAATTGCTGCTACATTAAGTGGTGTTTCTGTAGGTTATTCAAAAGATAACAATACAGACATTAGTTATATGGCAGCGTCTGGATCAATTGATCTAGCCGAACTATCTGTTACTGGTGCATATTCTGTTAAAGATAATGCTGGTACAGAAACTAAAGGTTATGAAGTTGTTGCCTCAATTGGTAGCATTAACGCAGGATACGGTGAAATCGTAGATGGCGATACTTTCATAACTGCTGGAATAGATCATCCAATTACTGGTGCTCTTTCTGTTTATGCTGAATATCAGTTAGAACAGAATGATACTGCTGGTGCAAAAGATCAGAATAACTATGCTATAGGTACTAAGATAGTATTTTAAGTATTGAGATATCAACTTAAATTAGGGGTCCTTAGTGACCCCTTTTTTATGTTATAAATAGTTATTATGGAACAGTTCTTGATTATACTTGCTGAATTTGGTTTACCTGTTGCAGGTTCATTTGCTATGGGTATATTCATTTATATCATTCTTAGATATATTCTAGGTTCGGTTATAGGTCAAGTTCAAACAATGCACTCAATCATAACTCAATTAGATAATAGAGTCAGAAACATTAACAATGATGTTATAAAGTTAGATTTACTAATCTCACATACTCTAGGTGTTCCGCCAGACGAAGAAAGAATTGCTCGTGCTGATGGTAAGAAGGATGCAAGGAGAGATTAATGGATTATTATTTAGTTAGTGTATTACAAGACTATGGATTCCCAATGTTCGCAGCTGTGGCAATGGGGTACTTCATATATTTCATATACACTTTTATCACTACTCAAATTAAAGTCAAACTAGGTCAAGCAAATACAGTTCTAATCGCATTGATAGATAGAATAAGAATGTTAGATAATGACATTATTCGATTAAAGTCTAAAGTCAAAACGACAATCGAATTAAAAGAAAACCTCAAAAAAAGTAAAAACAAAGACTAACCCAATTATAAATAGTAGTATGAAAACACTAATCAAACTAGTGTTATTCGGTGCGGCGTTGTTATGGTTATGTGGGTGGGCATTTGATAACACCATAAAATATGTACAGGCTTCTGAACTTGATTTCCAATTCGGCAATCCAGCGTTTAGTGGCAATGGGTATGGTACCCATGTTCTAAGTGTAGATCAACTACAAACTCAAAGAAAAAAAGACAAAGAAGATAAAGCAAGATCAGCTGCTTCAGCAGCAAAGCGTGAACTAAACAATACTACAATCGCCAAGTTCGTTAAGAATGTTGAGAGTAGAATATATGCTAACTTATCAAAACAGTTAGTTGATAATATGTTTGGTGTTTCTTGTGATAGTTCAACAACGACCTGTGCTACAAGTGGTACAGCAGATGTTGAAGGATCAACAATCTATTGGGTTAAAGATGCTACAACAGACAACATTACATTAACAATAACAGATCCTAACGGCACCGTCAGCACAATGACTGTACCTGTTGGCGACTTTGTATTTTAAGGAGAGAGAAATGGACAAGAAAAGTATAGTGCAATATTTTATTTACATACCTATCGTTGCTACGGTATTAGGTTTACTTTATACTGGTATCACTACATTTAATAACATACAGACTAATCTAGAACAGTCAACATTACAATTAGAATTATTGAAGAAAGACCTCAATCAAATAAGTAGTGAGATCACTAGAACGAAAGAGGATTTTACAAGAGAGTTGACTAGAATGGCGACTGAAATGGCTGAGGCAAGAGCATACATTGACACTTCTAGAGAAAATGGTTACACAATACAAAATACCGTTAGTCAAAACACATACGATATTAAGGAACTAACAAGACAATTAAATGGAGGTTGGTAATGATATTCTTCCGTAGTTTAATAATAAGTGTAATTGCGATATGGTTTATATCTACAATTAATTCACACGCTGCCAACGAATATCTGAATAGTGGGGGTATGTCTTGCTCTCAAGGTAGTATTGAACCATATGCTGAATGGTCAGAGCGAGAAGGAACTAGTGGGTCTTTTTATACAAATAATGGCGATTTAAATACATTTACATATCCTCAAGGCGAAACAGACGAGTGGCGTGCTGGGGTTAGATTTCGTTGGAACTTAGGTTCATCTTGTAATAAGGTAACAAGAAAGATTATGCAAGAGAATGAAATGTTAAAACAAGAGTTAGAACTATTGAAATTATGTGGTAGATATAAGAACTTAGAATTAGGTCCTGAATTTGCTACTGTAAAAAGAAAGTGTGCTAACATTAAACCGAAAGAA